GGTCTTGGTGTCCAGCGGGAGTCCAAATCTGTGCGGTCTCGCGTTCCATGCTTCTCCTTATTTGGGACTGGGGCGGGGAGTAGGAAGCCATACAGCGAACCTACTCCAAACCGCCCCATTATCCACCAGGATTAGATCCCGGAAGGATCGTCCGTCAAGCCGTACAGGAGCAGCTGCGTATTACGCCGCTGTGCGCCGAGGTTACAATACTTGGCAAGCACAGCTTCCCAAGCGTCGAACCCAACAACCCACTTGAGGATGTTGCCATCCTCGTCCAGCCAGTTCCAGTCGCCTGTATCGAACATCTTGAGCTCCTTCTCCGCAAGGAAGAACACCTTGCCGAAGGGAGCCTGCCGATCCACGATAAAGGGCGCTCCGAAGTAGTCGAGTGCCTTAAACCCTCCGTGGAGAGTCATAGGCTCAACATACCTCACCTGGGGCTGAAGCAGGTTAAACAGCGCACGCTGAATGCCCGGACTTGAGATCATGCCAGACGTATCTCCACCGGCAACCGTCACCGAGTTGATAGCCTGGGTCATAAGATCAAGCGTAAGAGCACCCGCAGCGTTAATCCGCTGGTTGTCCCACCATCCGTTACCCGCCGCAGAAGCATCAATACCACCGAAGGTATTGGCTGCCGTAGGTAGCACCTTGCCGAGTCCGTCAATTTCATACGAAACACCAGCAACGGCGTTACCCTGTCGGAAGATAAAGTCCGTACCGGAAGTCATCGTGACGGCAGCACCGTCAATCGTAATCTGTGCCAAAGACACAGACACGTCCGAAACTCCACGATCAGCGAACCGGGTAGTAGGAGCAGCAACCGTGCCTCCGTCAATCTGCATACCAATATAGATTTCGCCCTTACGAAGCGGCTCAGCAGTATTGGTAGAACCACCGGCGATAGGCCGGATGTCGATGACGTTAGCAGCAGCAGCGGAACCACTCGAAATACGAGCGGTACCGTCTCCGTACAACTGACGGGCAATGTCCATCTTCAGGTCGTTTCTCATACCATTGATCTCGCCCTCAAGCACCTTAAGGAAGGAGCCTGCCTGGGTAGCCGTCTTCACGCGGCCGAGTCCTGTGATACGAACGCGCCCATAGAGCGCCTTAATATCAAAGACCGGCTTAGCATAAAGCTGAGCACCCGGGTTAGCGAATGCAACGTTTTCGCCGCGTGCGAACACGCCAGAAGAACGCTGCTTATGGACAGAGAGGACAACCTGGTTGCCTGCGAAGTCCTGGGACTCACGGCCGATGCGCTGCGGAAGCAACACCTCGTTGTTTAGCTGCTCCACGACGGAGCCAAGATAAACGTCCTTGAGTACACCAGAAAGAGTCGAGGCAACAGATGCACCTAGAAAGGCCATCAGTTTCTCCTCTTATCGAACTTAACTACAGTCCTAGAGTAGAGGGGTTAACCGAGTTGAGCTCTGATGATCTCCATTGCAGCAGCCCTGGTCTGTTCCTCCGTCTTAGGTACCACTGGCACCTGAGTTGCACCACCCGAAGGCAATGCAGCCGGAGTATTGACCGAAGACTTGCTACTAAGATACCGGGCGAGGACTTGATCCTGCACCGCCTGATATTGCGCCGAAGCGGCCATAAGATCACCGTTCGTTGCAAATCCCAGGTCGATAACGGACTGCATATCCTCTTGAGTCCAATCTGGATGCTGACTCTGAATAACAGAAATCTGCCGATCCAGATGAGCCGACAGGTTAGCTGTCTGCCACTCATCCTGCATCTGGTCACGCCATTGCTCAAGTTCAGCAATCTTTTCCTCATAGGGATCAGGCCCGACGGGCTGCCCGTATTCATCGTACTGTTCCTCAGGCTCCTGCGCTTGGAGGTAGCCCTGCTGCGCTAGCTGGGCTTCTAGGGTCTGGTACGCTTGTAGGGCGAACTGTGGGTCTGAATTAAGCGCCTGGATGAACTGCATAGCCTGTTCGGCTTCAGCCCTCTGCGCCGCAGCCGCCTGAGTCTTCTGCGTATAATCCGCCTGCATTTCACGCTCACGCGCTCGCAGGAAGATTTGCGCCTCTTCAGGTAGACCGCTGATGTCGATACTCTTTGAGGCAGGCTCCGGTGGAGTCTGCTGACTCGGTACGACAGGTGCCGCTCCTGGCGCGCCTGCTGGCGCATCGGGCTGGTTTCCGGCCTCCTGAGCCGACGGATCGGTCTCTAGAGCCTGGAAGGCCCCCAAAGCTGCATCATATTCTGACATGTTACTCCTTCTCTGCGGGGAGGAGTTCTCGATATTCAGTCGAGACTGGCTCCTCAAACGCTTCGATTTCTGCTGCCCGTGTCCGGGCCGCGTCTAGCATACCGACAACTAGCCCTGAAAACAGTTCCCGCAGTTCTTCAACCGGGGGAAGGGCGAGCGTATGCTCCACCCTGGTCGTCTCGGAGATAGCCTCGTATGCACGGATCTTGTCCGAGAGGATGCCGATGCCGGTAGTCAGTTGCGGAATGGTGGCGCGTTCGCCACTATCCAACACCTGCTCCAACTTCTGCAATAGCTTGCCTCGGATTCGGACAGCATCGGAAATGAAGTCAGAGGCTACTAGTTCCACCTCGGCAATAATGCTCTGGGGAACTACATTCGCCTCCCACTCCATTTTCCAACGTCGAACAGCGGAAGCATCAATTCCTGTGTTTCTCGCTGTACGCTTTACATTGCCTTCATTCACTTGAAGCTCGGCGTAAACAACCGCCTTTTCTCGATCAGTGTACGTTCTCCTAGCCATTAGACTTCGGCTTTGGCTTGAACGAGGACTCCTTGAGCTTCTTCTCAGCTAGGTCTGCATCGGCTTTCGCCTTGCGTTCCTTGTGCTCCTGAAGGCCAGCGTCTCCTCCCGACTTCTGGAAGTGCTGCTCTTGACGCTGCTGATTCTGTTGCGCGATGGTACCGGATCGAATTGCTGCATCTGCCAACTTAGCCTGGATTTCCGTAGACTTAAGCTGCATATCCAGCGGAGTAAGCGGATCGTTACCCGCTTCATCCTGGTCGATCTTGTCAATACTATCCGACACCCACGTTTCAAGCGGCGGCTCCTGCATATCCTCAGGCGTAACATCAATGCCTGCACGATCCAGGATCTTAGCCGTTGCGGTAGGCCCTGCGGTGCTCTTAATCTGCAACGTCGGGGTAACCGGCTTGAACTCAATGGGTTTCGGCATCTGCGCCAATGCTTCCTGAGAAAGAGCAAAGTGCGTCATAAAGGACTGTTTGACCTCCATCGGCAATGTCTCGAACTCAGTGGACTTCATAAACAGTGCATGAACGTCCAAATGGGACTGTAGATTCTCGAAGGGCTGTGGACGGAGGCTCTCCTGCTGCATATAGTTCTGAATTGCCTCCGGATCGGTAATTGGTTCTCCACCAGGGCCAACCGCCTGCCCACTCTCAGCTTGCATCTGGGCGTTCTGCAAAGCAACTGAATTGACTGGTTGCCCTGCTAGGATTCTATCGTGCTCACGATATGCCTGATCTTCGTCGGCTTGGAATGTCATGCCGAGACCGTGCAGATCCGCGATATCAAGATACTTGTACGCCTGATCTGGGCGGAGGATTCCTCTCTCCACATAGTCCATAATTCTCTGCTGCCTACCCGCACGGGTGCGTGGTAGCGCGGAACCGGTCTCAACGTGAATAGACACCCCACCCTTCAGATCAGCCTGTGAGAAGCGGCGTGCTTTGGTACTGCCACCGCTACCATAAACCTTCAGAAGGCGTGGTTCCTTGTAATATTCCTGTGCCAGATTCAACATGAGCTCGCCAGACCGTCCAAGGACTCGCTCCAAGAGCAAGATCCTCGGTGCAAGGCGGTCTGTCGCCATTTCCTGCAAGAGATCAATGGCAATACCAGCCTCTACGTTCGGAGGCGGGGTACCTTCGGTAATGTCCACGATCCCGAATGCCTGACGAATATCGTCCCTCAGGTTCTTCAGGTGCTCGAAGACATATGGAGGCATACTAGGAAGTTGTTCAACCTCCGGTTTGTGGTCGCCAATGAGGTTGTACTCGTAAATTGCTCCCGGCTCGGAAGTCAATCTAACACCCGTCAAGGAGCCGGTGGGTGCCCACACGCGAGGCTTAAGCGTAAGATTCTTGTACTCGACAATCTGGCTGATGGTCTTATTCAGATCCTTCTGAATCGGAATAGCTCCTTCAACATCTCCCATGTCGTAAATCTGGCCCGGCACACGAATGCCCGGGAACTTGACCAAGGGAAGTTTGTCGGTCGGATAGGGCCACGCTTCATCCTCAAGGATATGTTCGTCTACCCAGGTAACAACCCGTCCGTTGGGAATAGTTGCCTGAGGCAAGAAGTAGCCTACATTGACGCCTTTGACACTCGGTTCTGTCGCATTGAGCGCGGAACCAGGCATCGTGGAACCAACATCGTTTCCCGAGGGAATAGCGTCCGCTTTAACGTCTACTTTCCACTTCTTGTTGATTTCCTCCGGCGTCATGTTATGAACACAGATGGCATACTTGGCCTCATCAAAGACCTTCGCAGATTCATCACAGAACACATCAAACGGGGAGAGAACCTCTACCTTGATATCTCCCATGTAGACGACCTTCTCCTGTGGCTGGATACCTTGATTAGAGAGTTCCGCACGGAATAGATCCTGCATGGAAGAGTCGGTGATAGGGTTGCCGTTCGGGTCGAGTAGGAAGCGCATCTGCTTACCGGCGTCCTTGTCCCAGGTGACCTTCCAATAGCCCTGTCCGGTGATAATAGTCCATAGGAGTGCTTCTGCCAGTTTGTCGTCCAGACTGAACTCAGTCCACCAATGCTCCAATAGCTTGTCGGCTAGCTGAGCGGCCTTAATGTCCGCATCGGAGCCAGACGAGGCTGTAGCATGGGTAACCGGCTTGGTCTTCGTTAGCTTAGCCAGAAGCGCGTGGGCACCAGGCGAGATTTGATTGTTCACGATCCTCACCCGGTAGCGAGGCTTTTCGCCATCCTCCACCGGTAGGGACTCCAACCGTTTAAGGGATTTGTTGTAATATGTGTACTGTTTTCCCTTATAGAAGGCGAGACTCAGCTTCCACTGAGCCTCAAGATACTGGCGACCACGCTTCAGGCTGTCCAGTTTTTCATTGAGATCGGAGGCAGACAAAAGTTTACTTACATCCTTCGTCTGTCCTGCGGCCTGGTCTGAATCAGCCATTGTTCTCCTAGATTGTGCTTAGATCCTCGTCATAGTCGAGGACAATTTCGTTGTCAAATTCAAGCGCACGAAGCAACTCTTCGGCCTCAGCCATACTAATCTGCTGAGTTTCCTTCATAAAGCGGATATCTTCTTCGCTCTCACTCATGTAAAGGGGCGTTTTACTGCGCGTAGGGACTGGTTGTGAGGCTAGCTCCTGAGTATGTTTTAGCAGTTTCGCCAGATCCTCTTTCAGGATTTCCACTCTCAGCGTCAGAAGAGAGGTCTTCTCCCGCTCCACCGTCAATTGATCCTGGGTCAACTTCAACTCGCGCGACTTCACCCACAGTTCCGCTTCCAGATCCCGTCGGTGTAACATCAATCTCCTCCATGAGTGCTGTAGGATTCTCGGCAAGCTGCCTCAAATCGTTGAATAGAATGTCAATGCGGCGTTTGAGCCCCTGTAGGACTCTCTGTGCCTGCAATGTGTCATTCTCCGCTCGCTCGACGGTTGCTCTGTCAGCAAGGTCAAAGTGAACCAACATGGAGTTGATGCACTTCTCGCAGACGTATCGCCGTCCCTGTAGGTTAAAGGGATGTCCGTCGAAATAACGTTCGGTGTCGATGACCTTGGTACCGTGATCCGGTGTGGTCTCACACAGAAAACACAGATTTGGGCGCTGTAGGCGTCCACCTTCAGTAAGTTTCATTACCACTCGCTTCCTAAATGCTCGTCCATCGTGTGCAGATCCTTCCTCTTGCTGGCCGCTTTGGCTGCAAGTTCAACCCACATACTTGCAGTAGAGGCCGCTCCTTCGAGGATAGGGGCTTCATCTGGGCGTTTCTGACTTGGTAGAAGAACTCCGGCAATGCGAAGTGCCATTTCTACTGAGTCCAAACAGTCGTCTTGGGGATTCTTCTTGAGGGAATCGTAACCAACCCACTCATTGATAAAATCCGACTGATCCCGACTAATCTTGATTCTTCCTGTGCGAAAGTATGGAGTCATAGCCAGGATGCGTTCAAACTTCTTTCCCTTGGCCCATAGGGGGACAACGGGTGGCAGCCCTTCAAGTCGCTGAACCTGTTGAACAAGGGCTGCCTGGTACGCGGTTTTCTCAATACCAATCCCGTAGGGGCTATACTTCTGGAACCACTGATTAATTTTGTCTACCTGTTCCGGAAACGGAATACGACCTGCCCACTGGTCTACAAGATAGGCTTGCTTTCTGTCTTTTGTGACTCCAATTGCTGAGATAGCAAATCGGTCGGCTGTATCGGCAAGAGAAATTGCGGGATCGACAGCCACAAACATAGTGAGACCGGGGAATGAACCATCAAGACCACGGTATGCGTCCAATTCCGCAGCTTCGTAGTAATGTAGCCATTCACCTGACAACTCCTTTCCCGCCATAGCATCAAAAGAAGCCATGAACTCTTGCTTGAATTTGAAGGGGTGATACTCCTCTGCAAGGCGCTTCCACTCCGCTACGTCGTAGTAAGGACTGTCAATAGAAAAATACTCTACACGCCCGTGTGATGGGTTAGCCAACGCCTTGTCAGACCAGAAATGGTTGTAAAACCAGTTCTTTCCGTCTGGGGTGGTAGCAGAAATGAACATGCCTAGGGTCTGGGTGAGCGACGGGGAACTAACGTCCCACGCCTCTTCATTCACAATGAACGCAGCTTCATCCATCCACATGATGTCCACACCTGCACCTCTGAGCTTGGTGGGGTTGTCTGCGGTCTTAAACAGCAGGAATGATCCGTTGGCGAACTCGATCCACTGGTGACCTCGGTTCTCCTTATAGTCCACATCCTCCACCATACCGGCTGCCTGCAATACCTCGCGGATAGCCAACTTAGACCAGAGGCCCATCGTGTAGTCCTGGGCCATAACCCAGATCACTAGCGGTCTACGCGAGTTCGTACCATGGAGATCCTGGTGGAATACCTCGGGGTGAAGCGCGTAGAAGATTGTTTCCCAGGCTGCTGCTAGGGTTTTACCCCCTCGCCTGCCTGCAACAAGGTGCCGGAAGCGGCAAAGCCTGGTATTCTCTGGATTCGTGTTTGTGTGGAACAGGAATTGCCAGTAATGCGGGTGGTAGCCGTGTTGGGCAAACCACAAAAACTTTTGGGGATATCGGGCCAGTAGGTCAACAACATCCCCATCAGTGAGGGTAATGCCTTCTTCCCTGTGGAAATCGGGCATCTGCCCTCCTTTTATTTAGCCGATCCCTGCTGTGACGC